GCCTTACCTCCGTGTCGTTTCACGGACTGCCTGGGGGGCAGGGAGGTCGCGTGGAGAGTGCTGTCAGCGCTCAGACCTCGACCACGTCTGGCCAAAGGGGCTGTCCCCACAACTTCAAGCTCAAATCGGACCACTCCAAACACCCAGCCCCCAGCCCCAGCCGCTTGGGAATCGTCTGAGGGGATCCTGTCCCGTTCAGACGACACGGCATGAAACCAAAAGACTCGGCACCCAGCCCAGTCCGTCAAACTTGAAATCGCAGAGCCGCCTTCTCCATGTTACTACTAGGTCAACCTAGTCCATTCGACCGACGTTGGCCCCGAGCAGCCCCGCAATGCAACAACGAAGTGACCAGGTTTTCACCCGTCAGGAGCCTTGGCTGTTCCACCGCAGTATTCTCGGGGACAATAATCGACCGGACAAACCGGGCGCGGGCTTCGCTTTGGTGGCCTTGCAGCCTTCCTCGCACTTCACCCACTAAAGACTTTTCGCGACGCACGAAAAGGGCGTTTTCCACATTCCTTCGACTCGACGCAGGAGACGGCCGAGAACCTTTTCAAACTTCATCGACCTTACCCCCCCAACATGGCACGGTGCGGCAACCTACAATAGCGTCGCCGCAAGGCCCTTGGCAGCCGGGAGGATCCAGTCTTTGTTGTCCTTGAGGAACTTGGCGGTTTTCTTCGCAAAGTTTTTCAACCACTCGAGATGCGAACCATTGGCCATCGCATGCGGTTGCCCGACAAGCGATCGATTGACCAAATCCAACTCAGCTTGACTTCCCACACAAGACTCAGACTCGTAGAGCAACGACGTCGTCACGAATTCGTACACAGAGACGATTTCGAGACGCACGACGGCCGCAGTCGCCGGGGGGGTGCCCCCCGGGGTCCAAACACCAGCGATAAGTAACGCCGGCCACTCCCGCGAAGACGCTTGGTCGGGCGAGATCAGTGCCAATTCGGCAAAGTCCTCAGGCGCCCACCAACAATATGCGCCGTTCATGAGAGGCCCGTTGAAGGCCTCAGGCAACTTTGCAAGCGAGCTCCAGTCTGCCAAGCTGCCCGTGGTCTGTTGGGCGACATTGGCGACAAAACCTGTCGAAACGGTCCCTTCCGGACAGTAGGCGCATGAAATGTTCCCACCGTTCGTCAGTTGCGGTCCGACGTAAGTCGCCAAGGCGCTCATTCCCACTGGGCGAATGGCTTTGACAGAACCGAAGTTCGCTGTGTTCCGATATGAATCGGAGAACATTGGCGTGATCGCCAACGTCGCTGCCAGAGTTCCCGTCGATACAATCGTTGGGGACCATGTGTCTGTTGGGTTGTTGACGGTCAAGACGCCCCAAGCGGCGTACTCCTCGAAAAGGGAGTCCGGGCCCAAGCTCGAGATCGGCGAAAAGACGGCCGTGCCGCCTGTCACCAAACCCGCAGCCCCGATGCCGGTTCCCAAAATCGAGTAGCTGACGAAATACGTGCCCACTGGCAACGTAAACACCACAGGGTTGCCAACCGTGAGCACCCGCAACCCGTATGAACTCTGCGACTCCACAATGGCACCTGGAAGGATCGAGGTCGACGCCGCGAGCAAGCCCGTGGTCGAAAGGTACTCGAAAAAATTTCCAGGCTGCGTGAGTGCAGCGTAGAACGGGTCAAGGCGCGGGTCAACTCCCCCGACGTCCTCAAGATATGCTGTCGCAACCGTCAAATCGGTCGGCCAGCCCGGCCCGGCGAGACTGTCCACACACCCGACCTTGTATCGTAGTGGGGACGAAGTGTCGCCCAGGCATGGACGAATGAAGCAAGCGAAACGCCCGTCGTCGGCGGCCCCTGTGAAAACGCATGGGATGTCGAAGACCTGGATCGATCGCACCAAAGCCGTCGGACGAGCGTACGAGTCAGGAACGCGGGCCATGTTGTACTTGGGGCACACCAATGACGCGAGATACTTGCTCGACTGCTTGCTTTCGACTGCGGCGAATCTTCCGATCATCGCATCCTGCTCGTTCCCCGGGATCGCCAGTTTGCGGACTCCTTTCGCGAGTTTCCTCGTTGAGCTCGGCAAATTCCGATCTGCTTCGGATTGGGCCACTCGTTGGTCATGTTCACTCTTGGTGATCTTCCCCGCTTTGAGCAGCGCATTCAACTTCTGTTTTCCCATCGCACGAACACTCGTTTTTCCGTTGACCTCAATAGGTACCGTAAAACGTCTTTCGCCGAGAAAACTCAGGGCCCCTCCTTCACTGACTTCGCGACGAAGCCTTCCTCGAGTCCCGCCCACACATGAACCTCGAGGCCCGCATTTCGCGCTCATCCGTAGTCTTGCGCCGCCATCACCAAAAAGAGCGGGTGTGAGAGAACGGTGAACTCGGAGGCCCCGCTGATGAGGGAGGCCACCTGCTCAAACCATTCAACCGGCACTTGATAGTGTTCCGCGACGTCAAGCCACGCGATGGGGTCAAGCTTGATCGTATCTCCGACAGTCCCTTTGACTTTGTATGGCTCCGCCAGATCGTGAACGCAGTTGTATCGACCAAATCTGTCAATGAACTCTTTGAGCAACGGGACCCTTATGTACGATGCAATCGTATGTGCCTGATCAGAGAGATACACCTTTGCGGCCATCCGCAGCTGCTTTTCCTTGGACAAGCTCAGCCGTGGATATAGATCGTTCGGATGACGCAGACTTTTTCCGATTTTCAAGATGCGACTGGGCAAAGGGCCCCACGCAATTCCTTGAGAACTTCGAATCCAGTACCACATCCCCTTGAGGAAGGTCAGGCCTTGAACGGTCCGGTGTTGCTTCAATTTCATTTCCAGTCCCAGCGTTCCGTAGGCATCTCGAACCGCATCGAGCGACTGTCTGCCAGTGGCGACGGAATAAACAGTGGCAGCTGCCATGACAACGCTGTTCCCCAAAGTCGTGTTGGACCCTCCGGTATCTCGCATCGGGCGCGCCGAACGATCAATGACAATCGTCTCCCGCACACCTTTTGCAATTTTCCGGACAGCCACCATTGGACTTCGTGAAACCGCTTCCATGGCTT